TCATTAGGGTTACCAGACCCAAATTGGATTTGGAGATTGGTGTCTGATGTTAAACGAGTGGCAAATCTTCTTTGGATCTTTTTTAATTGTAGTAAATAAGGAACATCACCTACATCAACTACATTATTAGGATCATTAGTATTAGTATTTTTAATGTTATCATAAACCATTTCTTGGGCTAAATAATCTACTTCATACCAAGTATTCCCATCAGAATCTATTATATCTAATATTCCTATAATATTTGAATCACTTATATCAACTGTTTGAAATGGGACAGGTCCCCCAAAATTAAATGTTTGTGTCTTAATAGTAGCAGAAATTGCATTTCTTGTTTTTTTCAAGAGGTAATATTGAGGGGTAGAACCTGCTATTTGGTATACAGATACTTCTGTAGGATCAATTGAACTTGAAACTGAGAAATCACATTTATCTTCCATTAAAAAATTAACATTTGAGGATAAAGTTGAGGATATTGTACTGTTTTCACCAATAGTTAAAGCATAGTCAAAATCAGGGACAATTTCTACTCCTGATATTTTAGAAGGAACTTGTTGATATAATTCTATAGTAGCTTGGGCAGCACCTGTTGCTTTAGGTTTATAACCAAACATATAGGCTAATTCATATAAGTTATTTGTTTGTCTAGCAAATTGGGTAAAGTTTTCTTGAATTTGATTATCTAAATAAAAAGACATTACATCACCAACATAAGCTGCTTGTTCCATAAACATCATCCCAGGTGATGTGGGAGAAAAATCATTATAAGTGTTTGGGAAATAGGTTTGGGAAAATTCTATTAACCTTGCTCTAATATCAGAAAAGTCTCTATTTAAATATTTTACGTCTCTATCTACTGTGGCCATTATGTAAAGTCTATTTCTAATGTATCACTAATATTAGTGTTTATAACATTATATGTTAATTTAACTGTTATTGTATTAAAATCTTCTTGCCTTAATATTTCTAAATTACCCACAACAACATTAGGGAAAAATGTACTTAAATCACTTGAAATTCTTTCTTCTAAAAAATCTAAATTATTTGTAGTAATTTGTTCAAATACAAAAGCCCTTAATCCCCCACCAATAGGGTTTAAATATCTTTCTCCGGGGTTAGTTAGGAAATAATTTATTAAATTGTTTTTAATAGCATCTTTAGTAGTATAATTAGGTCTAAATACCGCGGGGGCATTAAGGGGAATATCTACTCCTACAGCAGCACTTTTATCAAAATCAATTGGATATATTTGTTGGGCATCAAAGGGCATTATCTACTTCATTAAATTCATTATTTGGTCCATTCCTAATTCTCCCCCAGGTAAACTTCCATTAGGGGAAGTAGTATCTCCTACACCTTGGGGGTTAAATCTTTGTACATCTTTACTTGTGTAACTTAAAGCTGTTTCATCTAACACATCCATATATGTTTGTCTTATGTCTGATGTAAATTGGGGTGTAGTTGGTGAAGGAGTACTTTGAATATGAGGGGTAGTTGTAGGTGGGTTTAAGTTTTCAACAACAACTTGTTTAGGAGACTTAAGGGCCTCTAAAAGAATCTCTTTTAATTCATCTTGGATAGCTTCTTTAACTGCTTCCTTAATCATTTTTTTTAATTCATTTGCTTTCATACTATGTTTTTTATAAATATTATATTATTATGCTTTTAATTTATTCTGTTGAATATAATAAACTAACTCGTCAATCAAAATTTGATCGTTAGAACTAAATGAGGGGTCACCTTGCAACATTACTATTCCTTGAGAATTTCTAGCTACCGCTTGTCTTCTTCTTAAATCATTCCCTGTATTTTCTCCCACAGTTACAACCCCCATTTCAAAACCATTTACATTAGTAACAACGGGGGATAATTGGTTTGATTGTTCTTGGGTAGAATCTAATAATTCTTTTGATACTGATTCTTGTGTAGATATTTCACCCCCTCCATTACTCTTACTTAATTCTTTAGCACTAGCTTGTATTAATAAATCCAACATTCCTAATAATTCAATTACTTTATTTAATTCTATTTTTAAAAAAGATAATTCTGAATTCCATGAATTTACTTTACTTTCATCAATCTTTATAAGATCTTCTAGAAGTTCTATAGCACCCGTAGATAAAAGAATTGGACCAACTGGTATTGGAGTTGTAACAGTAGATGGAATAAAGGCAACTGATGTTACTGATGTTTCTAATATAGGGATTGATTTTTCAGCTGTTTCTATTAGTTGTTTAGGTATATTAATTGCTTTTTCTATATATTCAATTCCCCTATAAAGATTATTTAATTGTTTAGTTACCTTATTCTTTTTTTTGATTAGTTTATTAAGCCCCTCTATATCTTTTGGAGGTTTTAATTTACTATCAATTTTAGGTTTTATGATTTTAACTATTTCAGGATCTAACATTTTTAAGTATTTTCTTCATTTGAGAGGGGTTCATTATTTGAACCAGAATTAAATAATGATTCCTTTTTATCTTTTAATGATTTCTTTTTATCTTTTGCTGCTTGTTTTAATTTTGCTTTTTCTTTTTTTAAATCTTCCTTAGTTTTTTTAAGTAAACCAATAGGGTTAGGAATACCTAAATCAGCTATTTGATTGATGATAAATGGAATTAATTTCCCCTTTATAGTTTTTAAAAGTTTTTCTGTTTGTATTTCAATAAACTTTTTTTGAAATACTTCGTTTTGTTCCTGTACTAAAATCTCTAATTGTACTTCAGTTATTTCATTTGTAGATAAGTGGGCTTCTCTTCTTTCAACTTTAAAAGATTTAAGTTTAATTACCCCTAAATCAGATTTAAAAGTACCATCCCCCTTTAATGGAGTGGTATCAATTACTTCATAACCATTAGCTGTTATAGTGACTTCTAGGGTTGAATTAGGAATAATTAATGAGGAATTAGCACTATTTATAGATAAGTATTCGCTAACAGATGGAATTTCTATGGAAAATTCTCCCTTATCATTTCCCTCACCAGATATGGATTTTGCTTTGTACATATCTATAAGATCGGGGGGAGTTTCTGTATTACTAATAGGGGGGTTATAAATTGGAAAATATTTAACCTTAGGGTATGGTATGGGTTGTAGTGTTGTAGAGTCTACTACTGTTCCTGTAATAGGAGGAGGAGTTGAACGTTTAGGTGGGTATAGATTAGAAAGGTATGTAACGGCAGGATCATTTGTTTTCATGTGGGACGTTCCTTTGATAGAAGTAACTAGACCTGATATTTCATCTCTAACTGGTGGGTTTTGGGATCCACCACTGGTATAATAATATCTTGTTTTATCAGGGTTAGATTTAGCATATTCAGTATAAAAGGCTCCCACCGAAGTATTCCCCATCCATATATCTACTAGAAAAGTTAGAAAAAAATTTGAATTAAAAGATTGAAGAACTTGTTTTCCTGGTTTATATCCTCCGGAGAAAAGATAAATTATTTCATTTGTTATTTTTATATTATTATCCTTAATATATGCTTTAAGTTCATTATATGAATCCAATCCTGGGATGGAATGGGAATTAGCTACCCAAATATCATACCTTTCTTGTAAACTTAGGACATAATCCCACATATAAACCCCACTTTTAATACCCCCTACATTTATCCCCCCATAAACAACTAAAAGGGGTAAACCATCAGAATCTGATTTTAAGAGATTTCCATAAGTTAATTTGATTTTTTTCATTATTTAGTTTTACTTACTTGTGATTTATAACTACTCATATTGTTTTTAAATTTTTCAATATCAGTTTTTAAACTTCCAGCTATTGTAATTATACCACCATTAGCAACAGGGGCACCCGCAGGCCATATTTGAGTTGATTGTAATTGGGTACATAATTGTGATAATTTTTTTAAAACAACACCAAGCTCATCTAAAAAAATATTACCTAAAATTATAGGTTCAGTTGCTGTATTATCACCTAATTTTATATCACGGCATTCTACAACAACCTTTCTTCGAGTATTAAAATTTAGTGAAGAATTTGATCCTAAAAATACTGATTTTTCAGCACTAATTAAAACGTGATCTGTTTTAGCATTAAAAACTAACCTATCTGAATTAATTATAACTTGAGGTTTTGTAAATAAATTTGGATCCGTTGGGGGGTTTTTATCATATGATGACCATTCATAATTTTGGGTTTCTATAGGAATTTTTTGAGTTGAAGTAGCATAAATGGATGATAAATCCTCATTGATTTTTTCAGTTATAGGAACCCAACCTTTATTTGATGAATAAGGATATTGACCATTTCTAATAATAGTAATAGGATTACCATTACTTCCTACATCAGACCATTCATTTAAAGGGGGTAAATCTTTAGGCTTAGAAGTACTTCCAAATCTAATACTATTCCCAAATCT